TGGTAAGACCACAACTGCGGTTGCTGTTATTTTACATTATATTTTATTTAATGAATTTAAAACAGTTGCTATTTTGGCTAACAAAGGTGACGCTGCACGTGAGGTTATGGCTCGCGTTAAATTAGCTTATGAAGCATTACCGAAGTGGCTGCAGCAAGGGGTTGAAGAATGGAACAAAGGAAACATAGCGCTTGAAAATGGTTGTCAAGTTCTTGCGGGAACGACATCATCATCAGCAATTCGTGGTAAGTCTGTTAATTTTCTATATCTCGATGAGGTTGCATTTATTGAAGGGTACGACGAATTTTTCGCATCTGTTTATCCTACTATTTCGTCTGGTGAGTCAACAAAGCTTTTAATGACTTCAACACCTAACGGCTTAAACCATTTTTGGAAAACTTGTAAAGGTGCTAAAGAGGGAACTAATGGTTATGAATACGAAGAGGTGATGTGGTACGATGTTCCGGGTAGAGACGAAAGATGGAAAAAAGAAACTATTGAAGCGTTAGATCATGACCAAGCAAAATTTGCTCAAGAATACGAGTGTGAATTTTTAGGCAGTTCAGGTACTTTAATTAGTGGACCTGCACTTAAAACTCTAGCGCACGATCTTCCAATTGCTTCAAACGAAGGTTTACTTCAATACGAAGTCGCTGATAAATCCAAACAATATGTTATAACTGCAGACGTTGCAAGAGGTAAAGGTTTAGACTATTCAACATTTACTGTGTTTGATATTTCAGAAATGCCATACAGACAAGTAGCTGTGTTTAGAGATAATTTTATTGGACCTATTGACTTTGCTTCAGTTTTGCACAGAGTAGGATTAATATATAATACAGCAGGTATTTTAGTAGAAATTAACGATATCGGCGAGCAGGTTGTAGATGTATTGCATATTGATTATGGATACGAAAATCTACTTTATACACAAAACTCTGGTAGGAGTGGTAAGGTTTTGAGCGGCGGCTTTGGTAAAAACGTAGATAGTGGAATACGAACAACTAAACTTGTAAAGGGTACAGGCTGTTCTATGCTTAAAATGTTAGTTGAGCAACAACAACTATTGATTAGAGATTATGATACAATAGCTGAATTGAGTAGGTTTTCTAAAAAAGCTAACTCGTATGAGGCAGAATCAGGTTTTCATGATGATTTAGTTATGAATTTAGTACTCTTTGCTTGGATGACAGAGCAAGCTTACTTTAAAGATATGACTGATATAAATACCTTAACAAGGTTAAGAGAAAAGACAGAAGAGCAAATTGAAGAAGAAATGTTGCCATTTGGTTTCGTAGACATTGGAGATGATACATCTTTCGATGACGATGGGATAAGACTATGAAAAAGCTCGTAATAAAGTAAATTGGAAATTTTATAAATAGAAACAGTGATATATTGAAAACGCGTTTCTAATTAATAAAGGAGAAAAACATGGCTTTTTCCGTAAGTCCTTCAGTCATTGTTCGTGAAGTGGATGCGAGTCAGGCAGTACCTGGCGTTACAACTCCACCCGCGGCCATTGCTGGAATATTTAGATGGGGTCCGACTAATGATCCGATTCTCATCACATCGGAAAATGATTTAGTTGACCGCTTCGGTAAACCGACCGCAGATAACTACGAAACATTTTTCACGGCAGCAGACTTTTTAGCATATTCTAATGCTTTGTTTGTCGTAAGAGCAGATGACGGGTCTGCAACAGCAACTGGTACAAATATTGTACGATTTGCAAACAACGATATTGATCCAGACAATACAGTGTATGGTGCATTCGATGCAAAGTATCCTGGCGATATTGGTAACTCATTACAAGTAGCTTGGGTTACTGCGGGTGGCTTTAGCGGTTCTTGGATCGGCGAAGCTGAAATCCCTTCAAACAAAGTTTCAAATAACGCAGTAACACAAACGATTACATTTAACGCCAATTCTATGTCGTTTGAAACTGCAAACACTAACCAATTAGCTACATTAGCTACTGGCGATGTTCTTACAGTTGGTAACGATAGTGTTGGATACCAAGACTTAATTGTTTCAACGTTTGAAGAAACAGAGCTTGAAACTACTTTTGGAACTGGTAACTCGGCAGTTACGGTGACTACAGCTTATCAATACGATGTTAGCTTTACGTCAAGATATACTTTAGCAGAAACAGAATTAGACGAAATCGGATTTACTAAAAAGTGGCAACACAATGGTATTTTTGGATCAGCCCCAAGCGCAGGTCACATTCACGTCGCGGTAATTGACGAAGACGGATCAGTAACAGGTGCAGCAGGTACAGTTGTTGAAAGATTTGAAAACTTATCAACTACAGTCGGCGCGGTCGGCCCGCAAGGTCAAACTAACTATTACAGCAACGTAATTGAAAACTTCTCCTCTTGGGTGAAGGTAGCAAATACAGCAGTAGTTAGTTCACAGGCGTCTAGCTCGGTTGCAGTATATGAATCCATGGTAAATGGTACTGATGCAGCAACGGAATCTAACGCAACATTGGCCGCTATGGCGTTTGCTTACGATACATTGAAGAACTCAAATGAGCTCGACATTTCAATGGTTATGGTTGGTAAAAACGACGACGCAGCAACAAGAGCAAATTATATTTTGTCAAACGTTGTAGACTATCGTAGAGATTGCGTAATGTTGGTATCACCTTCAAAAGAAGCAGTCGTAGATGAACTTAAAACAAATGCCAAACTTACGAACGCAATTGCGCATCGTAATAAAATCCAAAACTCTTCATACATGTTTATGGACAGTGGATACAAATATCGTTACGACAAATATAATGATGTGTATCGTTGGACTCCTCTAAACGGCGACATGGCAGGCCTTATTTCAAGGGTGGATGCTTGGGAATCACCAGCAGGTTTCAGAAAAGGCGTTATTAAAAACGTTGTTAAACTTGCATTTAATCCAAGTAAACCACAAAGAGATCAGTTGTACGGCGCAGACATTAACCCAGTTATGTCACAGACGGGTCGCGGAATCGTTCTCTTCGGTGATAAAACCGGTCTTGGAATGGCAAGCGCATTTGACCGTATCAATGTACGTAGATTGTTTATTGCGGTTGAAAAATCAATTGCTACAGCAGCTGAAAGTTTCTTATTCGAATTTAACGATGAATTTACACAAACACAGTTTAGAAACATCGTTGATCCATTCTTAAGAGACATTCAAGGACGTCGTGGTATTATTGACTTCAGAGTTATATCTGATTCCACAGTCAATACTCCTGAGGTCATTGATCGTAATGAATTCCGAGCAAGTATCTTCATCAAGCCAGCCCGTTCAATCAATGTTATCGAACTTACGTTCGTAGCTACGAGAACAGGTATTGAGTTTGACGAAATCGTTGGTCAGATCTCGTAATAAATAGTTTAAAATAGGAGAAGAAAAACATGGCATTCAATATCAACCAGTTCAAATCAGAACTCGTAGGTGGCGGTGCACGTCCAACGCTCTTCCAATGTCAAGTCACTAACCCGATTTCCAATGTAGCAGACATCAAAGTTCCATTTATGATTAGAGCTGCAGGAATTCCGGAATCAACTGTTGGCCAATACACGGTGCCCTACTTTGGGCGCCAGGTCAAATACGCTGGTGATAGAACATTTGCTGACTGGACGGTCACAATTATCAACGACGAAGATTTTGCCATTCGTAACGCTATGGAAGAATGGATGAATTTTATTAACTCTCATGATTCAAACTCAAGAGGGTTACCACAACAATATAAATCCACTGGGCAAATCACCCAGTACAGCAAAGACGGTTCGCCATTGCGTACATACGTTTTCGAAGGTATGTTCCCAATTAGCGTCGAAGGTATCCAAATGGATTGGTCACAGACAGATTCAATCGAAGAGTTTTCTGTAACATTCCAGTATGATTTATGGAGAGTTGAAGGAAACACCGGCGTACCAACTACATAATATATAATGAGAAAGTGACAAAATGAAAATTTTTGGTTTTGAGATTAAACGTGAAGCGGATGAGGTTGAACCATTAACCTCATTCGCGGAACCTATTAACGATGATGGTGCTATCACTGTCAGCGGTAATGCTATGGGTGGATTCTATAGTACTATTCTGGATATGGAAGGTACTGCTAAAACAGAGTCTGAACTCGTCAGTCGTTATCGTGCTTTAGCTATGCATCCAGAAATTGCACAGGCTGTAGATGAAATCGTAAACGAATCTATTAGTGTTGACATTGACGATAAAGTCGTTGAATTACTATTAGATGGTGTTGACCTGCCCGACAAAGTAAAAGATAAAGTTCAAGAAGAATTTGATAACGTAATGGAACTATTTGACTTTACGTCTCAAGGTTACGATATGTTTAGCAAATTCTATGTTGACGGAAGAATCAGCTACCACGTAATTATTGATAACGAAAACATTAAAGACGGTATCAAGGAATTGCGCTACGTGGATCCTCGTAAACTTAAACTTATTCGTGAAATGGATAAGAAAGATAAGGATCCACACTCAGGTATTCCTGTAAAGAGAACTAAAGCTGAATACTATATGTATTCTGAAAATGGCTTTGGCGGTAATAAAGGTACCATGCAATCAGGCACGCAAGGCTTTAAAATTGCAAAAGACTCAATAGCTCGAGTAACATCTGGTTTAATGAGCGAAAATAACGCTCTTGTTTTATCGTACCTACATGGCGCTATTAAACCATTAAATCAGTTAAGGATGTTGGAAGATGCGACAATCATTTACACAATTACACGAGCTCCTGAAAGAAGAGTCTTCTATATTGACGTTGGTAACTTACCTAAATCGAAAGCTGAGCAGTATATAAAAGACATGATGGTTCGCCATAAGAATAAACTGCAATATAACTCTTCAACCGGCGAAGTTACAGACTCGCGTAAAATGATGACAATGACTGAGGACTTTTGGTTTCCTCGTCGCGGTGGTGAAAGAACAACTGAAGTTGATACGATGCCAGGCGGATCCGCTGCCGGTTTAACAGATGATCAAAATCTTCAGTATTTCCAGCGCAAATTGTTTAAAGCGCTTAAAGTTCCTTTATCACGTTTAGAGCCAGAGACAATGTATTCCTTTGGTCGCGTTTCAGAAATTACTCGTGATGAAATGAAATTCGGTAAATTCGTTAAAAGAGTAAGATCTCGTTTTTCTACTCTCTTTACTCAAGTACTTGAAAAGCAATTAGTGCTTAAAGGTATTATGACTCCTGAAGAATTTATGGAAATCAGAAACGATCTTAGATATGACTTTATCCAAGATAACTATTTTGAAGAATTAAAAGAGGCTGAAATTCAGCGTGAAAGGCTCACGACGTTGCGAGACGTTGAAGATGCCATTGGCGTTTATTATTCTAGAGATTGGGTACGCAAAAACGTATTGCGCATGACCGAAGATGAAATAAAAGACATGAAAAAAGAAATAGAATCAGAATCAAAAGAAGAAGCTGAGTTAGCCGCAGCCCAGGAACCGGAAGACGATTCAGAGCCTGAACAAGAGCAGGAAGCGTCAGCAAATAATATAAATGGATAAATACATTAATAAAACTAAATTTTTCTTAGGAGACAAATAAAATGAAATCCTTCAAGCAAATGGTCAGTGAAGTAGCTAAACCTATTTCTCCGGATGAACAACGGTTCATCGACCAGCATACTTACGAAGTTCAGAAACATCCTGTCGCACTAGACCATCAGTTCACAGGTGATATTGCAGGCAAGCCATCTAAAACTACAGAGCCTGATGCATCTACATACGATGCTGCATATGCTGCAAAAGAACCGGCCGTCGAAAAAATCGGCGAAGAAGTGGAGCAAATGGACGAGATTTCAAAGGATCTGGCGCAGCGCTATTATAGTAAATCACAGGATTCTATGCGTAAATCTATGAATACCATGACCGATACTGAAAAAGCTCGTAAGCCTGAAAAAAAGAAAGCATACGACGATGCTCGCAAAACATTCCACAAACGTGGAAAAGGCTCAGACATGGCTGCTAAGCGTTTAGCTTATAAAGGTAAAAACGAAGAAGTGGAGCAGATGTGGGAGA